AGGGTAAGTACAGATACCATGACAAACAAGACTCTGACAAGTCCAGTATTGACAACTCCAACTGTCACAACTTCAATTCAAGCATCTACTAATGGTGCTGATGTTGTATTGAATCAGTTTGATGGAACAGAAGTTGCTCGTATTTTTGATGGGGGTTTGGCTCTCACAGATACAGATGCTGCAACAACTACTCCAGGCTTTGGTTTCCGAAGAGCAGTTATTGGAATCGATGCCTCTACTGGTTCAACAAAACAAGTAACTCTGACAAATAAAGAGTCAGGAACACTAATTACAGTCAAAACAGGACATAGTAGTTATAATGCTGAAGTCACATTACCAGCTGTTGGTGTAAATAGTGAAGGTGTTTTCTTTGATTTTGTAACTGAGGTTGTTTCTGCCGGAGGTACTGCTGGTGCTGGTGCTCTAATCATTAAAACTGCTGATACTGCAAGTAAGATTGATGCATATTACACTGTAGGTGCAACAGACTCAGTTCAAGTTGGAGCGGGTGACATTATGACTTGTCATAATACAATGCCTAAGGGTACAAAAATTAGATGCACTGCAGTCATAGGAAGTGATACTGCAGCTGAAGTACTTTGGATGATAGAAGTGATGCAGCCGTCAGGTACTGCACCAACTGTTGCATAATATATGAGGTAACTTATTGGAATATGATGATTTGAACGAGAAGAACTTTCTTCTCTTTGCGATGCAACATTATGATAATCCTCAATGCGTAGAGGTTGAAGAGTTTAACGATGACTTGAGAAAGATCAAGTATATCAAACGGCTCTTCAACCAATACGATCTTGAGGGTGTATTAAAAGAAAGACTATTGTTGAACCATATCATTGTGTTCTTCAATGTCTTCAAAACTAGAGCAGCGACTAGGATTCTTTTCTTCAAGATAGAAGAGAAATTCTGGCCGATGCTCAAGACATTCTTATTTTATCTACACTTCATGCCTGAAGATAAGATAGAGTCCATCAACGGAAGAGAGATTCGTGTCACGGACATTCCGATGGATCAAGGAATCATAAACAGACTAAGGGAGTTTGATAGAGATGCCATCTCTTAATACAGTCATAAAACAGGCCTCAAGAGGTGCTGATCTATATTTTGTGTTTAGGTTTCTTAGACTCCTAACCATGAAGTATGAGAAGACTGATGCATACAAATATGGCATTATTGACAAGAAGGGTAAACCTCTCAAGAAAAGTAGTGAATTAGAATCAGTAGATGAGAAAGCGGCATATACAATGCTCCATCGTCTGGTATTCAAGGTGCGTAGACTGATTGAGAAAGTACCAATTCTGGGTAAGTCAATATTACTCAACTATGCAGCTGCATTATTTTTACTCAAGGAACAGAACGACACAAGAATCTGGACTGATGAGAGATACATGGGTAGAAAACTCATGGAGTTTTTAGAGAATGGTGATTGGGAGAAAGAAGCAGAACTACTAAGAGAAGAGTTAAAAGGTCAGTATGGTGCAGAAACAAATGAGTTCTTGATTGAGGACGGACATACTGATGTTGCATCTGCCAAGAATCAAGTTAAGATTGCAAGATCTGCTCTTCAGAAGATGGATACGGAATTGAGTAAACTATCAGATGAAGAAGATTTACCTACATGGTGGACAAATAAAGTTGCAGTGGCAGTAGACAATCTTGATGGTATGGCAGACTATCTTGACACACAAGTTGAGGCTGTCTTAGAGAGAAAGATGACTGCTGCAGAGATAGATAAGAGAGAAAAGATTGTATTGTCTCTCAAAAAACAAAAAGATGATTTTAAAAAGAGATATGGGGATGAGTGGAAAGATGTTATGTATGCCACGGCCACAAAAATGGCTATGGAGTCATTTTATGGTAAGGTAACTGTTCCACAAATCAATAATTATTTACGAGGATTGAGTAGATTGATGACAAACAATGAGTTGATAGATCATCTGAAGAAAGAGTTCAATCTCAAGAAAATTAAATTTGACAGATCTTTTAATAAAGTTCTTGCAGTAGAGGAAAGAGAAATGAAAGACTTCACAGAGTTTCAAGAAGATGCAAAGAAAAAAAAGAATGAAGAAATTGCAAACTCAGTAGGTGGTGGAGGTGTTGCAGGACTCGACATAGGACTTACATACAAGAAGAAAAAGGAAGATGAGAAGAAGGTAAAAGCTCTCAAGAAGAAAATGAAAATAGATGAAGAAGTCAAAATGGGCACTTTTGCTGGTAAACAAGTATTCGTAGTAGACTCTGATACATATCATCAATGTAGACTAGGTAAAAAACAATATGCAAGATACGAGAAATACGTTGGTAAAAATAATGTAGGTTTGGCGATAAGAGAGTATGGTTTAAAATTTCCAAAACGACCTATAATATTACAAAACGGAGAGAACGGGCCAATGTTGTATCTCCGATATGGAAGGAGTTAAATGGCTGACGAGCGTGGTATTCAACAAACTAAAGAACTATTAGATTTCATCTTTTCCTTGATCGGAGCAATTAAAGAATCAACGAAAGATGGTGAGTTTACATGGTCTGATGGATTAAATTTCATCGAACCATTAAAGAAAATTGCACCTGCAATTGATGATATTGAAGAGGTCATTCCAGAGATCATGGACTTAGATGCTTCTGAATGGAATGAACTAGTAGATTATGTCCAGGCTAATTTTAATCTTGAGACAGATCCAGACGATGATTCTGATATTGAGACTAAGATTGAAGAGGCCTTAAATGCTGGTGTAGAACTATTAAGGTTGACACAAGTAATAAAGTAAGGACATGGCAGAAGAGCTTCAAGATGTCAAGCTTCAAGTCGGACTGTTACAAAACGAGGTTGAAGTTAGGGGGAGACAAATTGATGCTCTTTTATCCAAACTGGACACAACCGCAGACCGAATTGTAGACCTGACAGTAGAGATCAAATCATTAAATTCCAGGCAGGAAGAACATAGAAAAGCCGATGATGAGATTCGGTCAGAACTAAAACTTCTACATTCACGAATCGGCAATGTCCATGATGAGATCGGACACTCAGAACGCCGTGTAACTTCACAAATACATAAATTAGAAGAGAGGGTTCGTTCAGTCGAACAATGGAAATCCCGATTAATGGGGATGACCTCTCTTGTTGCTGGTGCCATAGGAGCGGTGGCAGCTTCACTTATAACTTGGATGGCAGAATGAAAAGTTTAAATCAATACTTGGTAGAGTTTGATAATCCACAAATCTATTGTGATATGGATGGAGTAGTTGCTGACTTTCTCAAGTTTACAAGAAATGCATTAGGGGGAAACAAGTTTAGAGATAAGTTCTGGGAAGACATACCAGTAGACACATTTGCACAACTCGACAAAATGCCAGATGCAGATGTTCTCTGGGGATATATAAAGAAGTTTAGACCTATCATGTTGACTGCAGCGCCAAGAGAATCAAGAGGTGCAATTGCAAAGAGAGCTCCACAAGACAAGATCAGATGGATGAAAAAGAATTTTGGTCTTGGTGAAAGAGACATGCGAGTAGTAAAAAGACAAGATAAGAAAAAGTTTGCCAAAGATGGTAGAGATAAAAGACCTAATGTTCTGATTGATGATCACGCGGGGAATATTAAAGAATGGGAAGCTGCAGGTGGAATAGGAATCCTACATACTGATGCCGCATCAACTATAAATGATTTGAAACGAATAGGGTTTCCATAAGGAGAATATGTTAGAGTTATTTGCAATGGATGAGTTAGTCATGATGGGAATTGTTTTATTCGCATCATTCTGGCTTTTTCTATTCAATTATAGGATGGACAACAAAGAAAAGTATGAAGGACATAGATGGTTAATTGGTCTTGATTTGGTGATCAATATGGGCATGTCTCTCACAGGATACTTGTTGATCTCCATAGTATTTACAAATATTCCACAGTTGTCACCATATGCAAGTTATCGGTATCCAATAGGTTTTCTATTTGGACTCACTTCTAATGTTAGTATTCCGATAGTCTTGAAATGGTTCCAACAACAGATAACTAAAAAGTTAAACGAAGTTGGCAAAAAGAAGTGAGGTAGATGATGGCTGAACAAAAACAAAAATCAGAAGAACAAAAGGTATTAGAACCAGTAAAACAGATTGAGATTGAAACTAAAGATCTGGTTGCCACAAGTAGAATATGGATTTATGCAATAATCGGACTTTTAGCATATCTTATATTTTTCCTTCTTCCAAGTATTAATACCAGAATGGAATGGATGGAAAAAGATCTCAATTCGGTTTTAGTACAGAGTGAGAGATTCAAAAAGTCTACAAGAGTATTTGCAAAAGACAATGCATGTGCAACTTGTCACCTTGACCCAGACCATTTACTACATAATTTACAGTCAAAATATCCTAGTTTTAGTGATATTAAATCTTTCATGAGAGTAGGGCATCAGAGATATTGGACAAATTTAACTCCAATTCCAGATGACGAACTAATAGAAGTTTATAGGACACTAAAATGATAACATTCAAAGAATACGATAACAGAACAGACCAGTACGTTGCTGATGAAATAAAGAAAAGAAAACTGGCCAAACACGTTGTCAATGCAACAGATGACTATCGAATGAAGAAGGGTAAAGCTGCATTTACCATGCCTCATCATACTGGTAGTTCAACGATTCATGTGTATTTGAGAAAGATGGCAGGTCCATCCAAAGGTGTTATGGCCTACAACTATGAACTGAAGTTCGATGAAGAGTATTGTTGTGATGAGTGTTATGACCATATAATAGAAGCATCAGAATATCAAGGAAGAAAAGTAGAACTTAATAATCCAACAAGGTCTAATGATGGTAAGAAAAAGTTCTACGTCTATGTCAAGAACGAAAAGGGTAATGTGGTCAAAGTAGGATTCGGTGATCCAAATATGGAGATTAAACGTGACGATCCTGCCAGACGAAAGAGTTTTCGTGCAAGACATAATTGTGATAACCCAGGCCCAAAATGGAAAGCCCGATATTGGAGCTGTTACCAATGGAGAGCCGGAGCAAAGGTAGACAACTAATGAAAACATATAAAGATTTCAAAGAAGCTGTAAGTCGAGCCCAACAGGCAGCCATTGCAATTGCAAAGAAAAAGTCTGGTAAGTACGACAAAGATGGTAATAAGATAAAGGAACAACAAGGCCCTTGTTGGGATGGATACAAACAAGTCGGTATGAAGAAAAAGGGAAACAAAATGGTTCCTAATTGTGT